TCTGGGATTGTCATAAACAACTCTGGAGTGTTCACAATCTCGCAGCCCACCATATACGCCTCATAATCAATGTAGAGCGTGCGGCCAATAATGTGGCATCTCACCAACACAGTCGGGTCTACAGCGAATCCCCAATCCGCCCCCAGACGGTGGATCGCCTCTGGTGATGCCTCGAAATCGTCAATCTTCCAGTTGCGGAACACTCTGGCGTTGCTGTTGGTCAGGTATTGACCCTGCCAAACGTGCTGATATTTGTCTGGATCTCGCCTCTGGTCATACTCCATCTCGTCTCTGAGTACGGATGGAAACCAAGGGTTGTCGCTGAAATTCACCTTGATTACCTGAGCATCCTTTGGTGGCTCTGGCCCACGCAGCAGGAAATCAACAGGATCGGATTGCAGTCTGGGATTCCATGAGAACCACAGCTCTGAGCCAGGCTTCCTGATTGTCGGGCGCAATAAGTCGAGACTCGTCTGGCTCAAGCTCTGAGCTTCCTCCACCCATGCACAGTCGTATCCCTCTAGCGACTTGATGGAGTCAGCGGTGTGATTCTGCATACCTTGAAAGATAATCGCCCCATCGCCCTTTTTGGACTTGATGACCGACTCTTGAATCTCAAAGTATGCGCTGGCGTTCATAGCCTCAATCTTGGTTTCAAGCAGACGCTTGACGGATTGGTTGAGGGATTTCTGGATTTCACGCACGCACACGCTTCTGCGCTTCTGATCCATGATGTGCGCCTCAATCATCGCCTCAGCGAAAAAGTGACTCTTGCCTGAGCCTCGGCCACCCCATGCTGCCTTATATCGATACGGTTCAAGCAGCGGCACAGCCCACTCTGGGGTTTGCAGCTGAAGGGTCTTACCCATTTTTGACGATAACTCGCTCAATCTTCTGGATTGCGAGGGGTCGGTCTGGATCGCCAGTAAGCTCCAACTTATCTCCATACTTCTGTGGTGCGAGTTTGGAAAGCAGCCATTTACGGGTATCGACTTGGAGACGCTGCTTCTGGACAGCCATCCAATCCTTCTTTCCCTCAAGCGTTGTGCCAACGTCTTGGTCGGTAATATCGAGCATATCTTGAGCAATTCTCTCTATGAGATCATGTCTAGCTCGTGCGTATCTCTCCGCCAATGCAGCATCTAAATCCAGCCATCGCATGAATGTGCTGTTTGGAACTCCTGCCTTTTGGCACGCCTTAAAGCAGCTCAATCCTTTGTCACTCATTCCATCTAGGACAATCTGACTGATCTTGTCTTTACTCTCTTGAGAATATTTTTTTATTGACATTTGTAACCTTCGCGAAAGGTTGATTCTGCGGATGGGTAAAAAAAAGGGGCAAAATCGCCCCCAAATACCCACTACTAAGGAGACTTCATTATCCTATGTCTGGTATAGGAATGTCAACAGGCCACTTATTTGACTCTGTGAGTTCCTTAACCGTTCTAACGTGTGCGAGTGTCCATGCTTGCTTTCTCTCGTCTCTGGACCACTTGCTACCTTGGTCAATCTTGTAGTGACACTCTAAGCATAGCGCAGCGATAAGGTTGTCATCAGCCTTTATTCCTCTGCCTTTGCCTCCGCCCCAATTGCTGTGAGCTGCTTGGACGTACTGACCTGATCCGCATAGTTGGCAGTCTAGCTCTGCGGCCATCTTGAGTAGATTCTTGCTTCGGATATATTTGTGCTTAAAGATCATTCGTGTGACCTGTTTACCATTCTGTTGGTGGCCTGCTTGGTGCGCCAGATTTCAATATCGAGCCTTGCTGCCTCAATCTCCCATTTGAGAGTTTCTTCCTTTTCTACAGCTGCCGCAAGTCCTCTGAGCAACTGGTGATATTCTGGATCAGCCAGAGCCTCTCGTTCCTGAGCGTTTGCAGCCTCGATGCCCATCGCAAAGCAGTCTTTCATCAGCAATGCCTTTTTGCTGCGTCTGAACTCTTCCAGATATACCCGTTGGGCTTTCGCTTCGCCATAGGCTGGAGCTTTGTCTCGGATCGTCTGGGTGCATTGTTCAGGATCAATCATCTGAGTGCGTTCCATGCTGCGTCGACTGTATCCACAATGTAGACTGAGCCACCCGTCCAAGCGTCAATCCACTTGACTTGATCTGGGGTCAGCTCTCGATGTGATGGGGATTTCTTCCCGTCTTTCACTTCCATCAAAATTGTTTTCCCTTGGTATCCGACAAGCAGATCAGGCACGCCATGCCCGACACCCGCCAGGCTTTGTACTGTTGCGCCAACGGCCCTGAGTGCTTTGACGATTTCCTCTTGATTGCTGTCAACTCTGGCGGCCCGTCTCATTTCATCATCCATGCGGCTGCTACATCTGCTGTAGCCGATATTTCCTCTTTATCTTCTGTAGCGGATATGTCGCTTGCGGGTACACATTCTTCGGATGTGTTGTCATCGTCCTGTTTTGTATACACATCTTCGTCCTCAAAGTGAAACCCTGAGCCTCGCAGGAATTGGTCAAACATATCTCGAATTTCGTCGAGTTGGACAGCTTCAAAACTGATCTCGACTGTCGTTCCATAATGCTCTGAGCTGAATGTGAAATTCATGTGTTGCGCTCCTTTAATAAAATAGACCAAATAAATCCACCAGCAATTTTGGATGCAAATTGAGCCAATACAATTTCTGGCATAAGCACGCCAAATGCAATAGTTGGAAATGCAACTGAGTCAACGGCCGCCCCTGCCACGTTTGAAACATTGGATCGCTTAAACCATGTGCCTTTTGCTTTAGCAAATATTAACCAATCGACCAGAGCTGCTAATGAAAAAGCCACAGAGGAGGCAATTGCAATGTGAGCCGCAGCAGGGTTAAGCAAATAAGTAATTCCGCCTGATGCTGTTATCAGCAAAGCCATTTGCCATGCTTTCAATCTAATGTGTAACCAATCCCTAAGAACTAGCGTTAAACCAATTAAGAAAAAGGAGTTGATTGGTGACATCCATACCCCAAACTTTACAATTAACAGATTTGCAGCTGTCATTGCAAAGGCATAACCAATTATTGCTATTAACATAATAATGACCCTTGATTGTTTTCTGGCACATTAAAAGACCAAACTGCTGGTGAGTTGTGCGCCTCTATTCTGGACCTCATAACCATCGCTCTGGCTTCTTTTGTTGGAGGCATATAGTTGCCCTTCCAACTTTTATCAATTCCTATATTTCTACCAATATTTGTGCTGTCAGCAGATGAAAATGGAAACTTTGTAAAGATTGCGGGATTTAACATTCTCAAACCATGCAACTTGACCAATGGTTGACCTTCGTCATTGCAAATCACTCTCATTGCTTGAGCAATACGTTGCCACCATTGCTGTGTGCCAATAGTTGCGTATTTTCCGCTGCTACCCAGACAAATCCTTGGATAATCGTTTGCCAATCGTTCCAATCGATCAAATGATTCGTGCATATGCCAAACTGGTGCGCCAAACCACTTAGGCAATGGCCATTCAGTAATCAGCGCATCGTTGTCTGCTTCTGAACCATCAATTACGTCTGGAATTACCGCAAAATCACACGATGGGATTCGTTTGCAATATTCTGCCCACTTATAAAATTCAGACCAATCAGTAATCGGTGACCCTGATTTCCATGCACTAAATGCTCCGTTGTCAATTGCAAAGGACTGACAGACATCAACAGCAACATTTAACTGATCTGGATGTGCATAACTGACAAAAGCATGGCCAGAATCAACAGCTTTGACAGCAGCTGTCGCAGGAGTTATGGGCAAACCATGATAGTGAATCAAGTTTTCCCGCCCTTTTCAACATAACAACGTTGAGTTTCTTGTTTGTTTCGCTCACGCTCATCCCTCTGGCCTGCTTCATAGCCTTCTTGGTAATACCGAGCTTTCTGGCGAATTGATGCTGAATTTGCAACCAGTTGGGCAAAGTGTACGAGCTTTGGGTCAAGCCCATAACGTCCCGCTGCTGGTGCGTGAACATCATCATCATCATCTACATCGTAGCCGACCATTTCGGCGTATCGAATCAAATCATCTCTAGTCATGTCAATGCTCCTTAAGGTTTTCCTGAGTTGTTTAGCTTCCAGTTCCTGCCATGCTTCCTCTTCGTACTCGTTCATGCTTGCCTCTTGTCTCGAATGATTTTTCCGTCTGGATAGTACAAAGTCTTTGCCATCCTGCTTGGTGCTTGCAATACATCCATGCTGCCTGGACGCAATACCGTCTTTGGTGTCTTGTGTGGCGGCCGATCAAACTTATCTAATTTTTCTGATTTTTTCACTTTAATAACTCCCATGCTGTTGCTGCACATAAAGGGACTTGTCCATTTCCAATGGCTTTAAGTCTGTCCACCCTAGCGGCCACCCCATTAGCCACTCGACCCACGTTGGGTTCAACTGCCCAGAATTGGGGTCTACCGATTGACTCAGCATAATTTGTTTGCCTTTGTCTATCCTTCTTTGAATTGAGGGATTGCTCATATTTCCCCTGTCCCTGTTGTCCGATGCTTGGGGTGTCGGCCAATATTTGTTCAGTTTGCTTTTGCAACTGCCTTTGGTCAACATCAAATATTCTTGATACGTCTCCACGTTGTTCGCAATCATGGCTATTTGTCCGTCTGACCTCCATGATCCCCCTTTGCTTGCAGTTGGTGTCGGCCACATCTGAACCAATCTCCCCAACCCCACGCTGCCGTCCTTGCCGTTTTGATTCACCTTGCGAGGCATCCCTGTTGATGTTGTGTAAAAAGTGTCGTTCTTTCCGATTACCGCCCCACTCGTTGCATCGCTGGAAACTGGTGTCGGTAGCGAGAATCCAAATACGCTCTCTGAGGTGTGGCGCACCAACGTCTGCCGCAGATATAACTCCCCACCGACTGTCATACCCCATGCTGGTAAGGTCTGCAAGGACTCGTTCAAGTCCCCGATTAACGAGCATTGGACTGTTCTCCACAAATGCGAATCTTGGTCGTACCTCGCCAATAATCCGTGCCATTTCTCGCCACATTCCTGATCTTTCTCCGTCAAGTCCGTCTCCTTTTCCTGCAACTGAGATGTCCTGGCATGGAAATCCGCCAGATACAACGTCAACAATTCCTCGCCACGGCTCTCCGTCAAAGGTTTGTACGTCATCCCAAATCGGGAAAGGCGGGAGAATTTTGTCATTTTGTCGGGCGCACAAAACGCTTGCTGGATATTGTTCCCACTCAACAGCACAGACGGTTCTCCATCCGAGGAGATGTCCCCCAAGTATTCCTCCACCAGCACCTGCGAAAAGAGCCAACTCATTCACATAATCTCCTTATTGTAAAGTTAGCTTACCATATCCAATGCAGTTTGATAAGATTTAATTTGATACAGGCTTAACTTCTCACCAGATTCATGTCTGCGCTTGAGCTTCTTGGCCCATCTTTTATGGTCAACTTGACCGTTTTCATCACGAGGCGTTTTAAAAGCCGTAGCAGCGATTTCAGCCAGAACCCTATCAACCACCTCAACTGGAGCTTTTGGAGCGTCCAGAGCCATTGTGGTCGTTCTGGGAGCTTGTTTGCAAAGAGACTTAAACTCGATCAGGTTCGGACACCGGTCTGGTAGGTTTTGCAATGCCCAGCCGATAGCGTGCAAGTTGTCAGCAAAGTGATTCAGTTCATGCGCCCATTGGGACTTGACTTCGATGCTGCTAAGCGTTCCCCACTTGTTTGTAAACTCTGTGCCGTAAGAAATCGCCAGACGAGCAAACAAGCGATCAATCGCTGCGGTTGGAAGTGACATTTTTAATCTCCTGTGGTTTTGTAAAATATTCCATGTCTATGATGGATGATTCATTTGGGTCTTTAGCTGCAAC